TCAAGCGCGTCCTGCCCGAAGACAAGGACAAGGCCGCGGAGATCGAGCGCGAGCTGCAGATGCAGTTGATGATGAACAGCGCCAACGTCGAGAAGGCTGCGGCTGATATTATTCTCGCCGAGGCGAAGAGCGAAAGCTGGATTGCGTCGTCCTGGCGACCAATCCTGATGCTGGTCATCACCGCGATCGTCGCTTGGAACTTCCTGCTGGCGCCGTTAATTGAGCTGGGCGTTACGCTCGCAACCGGCGACCAGATCCCACTGCAAATAGATTTACCTGGAGAGCTGTGGACGCTGCTGACCGTTGGAGTCGGCGGCTACACGGTTGGCCGGTCAGCTGAGAAAGTCGCTAACAATCTACGGAAGCCTTGATGCAAATGTACCCGATTGATGAAATCGCCGCGTCCCTCAAAGTCGAAGAGGGCTACCGCGCCCACTGCTACATCTGCACCGCCGGAGCGCACACCGTGGGCTATGGCCGCAACATCGATGCAGATGGTGGCATCGGTATCTCGGAAGACGAGGCTGAGTACCTGCTTCGTAACGACATCCAACGCACGATCGAAGAGTGCAAGCAGTGGGACTGGTTTGATGACCTCGACCCAAACCGGCAGTCGGTGATGGTGCAGCTCTGCTTCCAGCTGGGTAGGCCCAGGCTGTCTAATTTCAAACGGATGCTGACCGCGCTTGCCAAGCAGGACTATGAGACAGCCGCGATCGAGCTGCTCGACAGTCGCTTTGCCGAGCAGGTTCCAGAGCGTGCTAATCGCCTCGCCGAGAAGATGCGCGGCTGATGGCGAGCCGGCCGCTCTCAGATGAATTGTGCATGGAGGCGCTCGCTGCGATCGAGGAACATGGCAACGTAAGCCGAGCCGCGGTCGCTCTCGGCATCAACCGCTCGACGCTAGAGGGCCGCGCTAGGACAGCTCGGCAACGGTTCCCCGATCACGACAAAGCAGAGTCCAGTGAAGACGTCACGCTGCCTGAGTTTCCTGACGAGGACATATCGCCGGACGAGATCCTCGATCACCTGTCCAGGCGGTGGGAAAAGAAGCAGGAACATCAGCGCGCCAAGAGGTGGTTCGACATCAAGATCGGGTCAGACGATCCGTTCGGTCTGGTCGTGGTAGGCGATCCTCATCTCGGCACACACTGCAACATCCCGTTGCTGCGGCGCGACGTGGACATCATGGCGAACACGCCAGGCATCGGCTGCGTCAACATTGGGGACACGACAAACAACTGGGGCGGTCGATTGATCCAGCTCTATGCAGAGGAGGATATCAGCCGCGCCACAGAACGGAAGCTGGCGCGATGGTTTCTTGAAGAAGCCGAGATACCCTGGCTGGTCTGGCTGCATGGCAACCACGATACGATGCACTCGGAGTTCTCGACGTATCTGAAAGCGATCAACGTGCGTCAGGTGCCGATGCTTGATTGGGCCGCTCAGTTCAAGCTGGTGTTCCCGAGCGCGACGGTGCGGGTGGACGCATCCCACAACCACAAAGGCACATCTATTTACAATCCGCTGCACGGTCAGAAGCGTGCGTCCCTGTGGGGCGAAGACGCAGACATATTCGTCGCCGGTCACCATCACACCTGGGCGCTGGCGCAGGAAGAGAACTCGTCTGGCAAGGTCATCAATCTCGCCCGGTGCCGTGGGTACAAATGGCACGACGAGTTTGGACACCGCCACGGGTTTACCGAAGAGAATTACGGAAGCTCGATCATGTTCGTGATCGATCCGACCGCGGCACCCAACGTCCGGGTCAAGCCGTTCGGCGATCTCAAGGAAGGCGCCGAGTTTCTTACCTGGAAACGTAGTCGGTGATCATGCAACCGCTTCAGTTGCAGAAACGGTTGCAAGAAAGTTGCACGCGATTGCTCTCAACCGCCAATCATGGCAGTGTAAGGACCGGCACCAAATGTATCTATGACTGAGAGAATCCGTGGGTTTCAGCGACTGCGCCGATATATTTCATCACGCTTCGGCAAGTGATTTACCGGCTCATAACCTGAAGGTCGCAGGTTCAAATCCTGCCCCCGCAACCAATGAAATCAATAGCTTAGACGCCCTTCGGGGCGTCTTTTTTTGTGTCCGGTTGCAAAACGGTTGCACGCGATTTTTTGAAACGGCAGGCAAAAGTGCATCGAACCTGACGGTCACACTTGTAATGATCACTCTCAGTTATTATATATGGTGCTGACAACGGCACTTACATAACAGGAGAGAAACATGAAGATCAAAGCCATACAGGACGGAGTCGAAACCTTCGCGGAAAAGCGCGGTGGTCGTTGGCTTGTCGGCGGCGACCGCCCCAGTGGCGCGGTCAGCATCCTTTTGGAGCGCGACGGACGGCCCGCCTGGTTCCGTCTGACGGGATGCTTTCTGAAATTTGAAGATTTTGAATAGGGGAGAGACATATGCAGATCACCCCGAAATACCGTAAGTCGATTGACCGCTGGGTCGTAGACACCCGCGCCGCGGCGATCCGCAAGCTGCACGGTGGCGCCGGTGAGCAGCGCAAGTTCCGCACCCGTGAAGAGGCCGAAGACTACGCGGCCACCATCAACGCTGCCCAGGCTACCGGCGGCGTCGTCACCAACGCCGCGGCCGGCACGATCGATGCTGCCATCGCGCTGCTGCACGCCAAGACTGACCTGCGCGTCGAGCAGGGCAAGATCACATTCAAGTCCGGCGGCAACATCAAGCGCAACGTGTCCGACTGGGCCGAGCTGCAGAGCGGCGGCGGGCGCTTCGGCGACGTCAAATGCGTGGACGTCTCAACGGCCGACATTGAGGATCGCCTGATCCCCCAGATCAATCGCTCTGCCAAGACCGTGAAGGAGAAGCTGGACGCGCTGAAGCAGCTCTTCGATCTCGCTCACAAGCAGGGCTGGTGCAGCCACGTCAATCCGGCGCGCCAGGTTAAGCTGGAGGAGGTGCGCTACAAGAAGGGCGCAGCTAAGAAGATGCTGACCCGGTTCTCGATCGAGGAGATCCGCCGCGTGATCCGCGAGGCCATCAACGCTGACGACTGGTGCGATGCTCTCGCGCTGTCGTTTGCCGCGCAGACCGGGCTGCGGTTCGGCGAGCTGGTCGCGCTGGTGTGGTCCGACATCGACTTCGAGAAGCAGCGCGTCACCGTCACCAAGGCGGTGCGTGAGGTGGCGAAGGGGGTCTACGAGATCACCGAGGTGCCGAAGACAGACGCGGGCTACCGCGTGGTTTTCCTGACCCCGCAGCTCATTGCCGAGCTGCGCGAGTGGAAGCTGCGCTCGCCGGTCACCGACCTGGTGTTCCCGACGCGCGCGCACACGTTCCACGTCACCAGCGACAACCTGCGGAAGCGGGTGCTGCACCCGGCCTGCAAAGCGGCTGGCATTGACGAGCTGCGCTGGCACGACCTGCGGCACTTCTTTGCCAGCATATGTCTGGAGCTGTTCGGCGCCGACTTCCACCGGATCACGACCCTGATGGGTCACAAGTCGATCAGCACGACGCGCGAGCTGTACGGCCACTGGGTGGACGACGAGGAGCGCGACGAGGACGACGCCGCGAAGTTTGGTGCAAAGCTGTGGGGCTAATCGGAAGGGGGCGTCTCCGCCCCCTTCCACACGGCCGTAAAGCACTCGGGGTGATGCAGTAGCTGGCCGTTTCCGTTTACTACCCAGTCGTTCATGCCGACCGGCTTGCCGCAATGCTCGCAAGGATCGCGAGGGATCTGCGGCTTATCCTTCGGCGGCTTCTTCGCCATATACCAGCGCCGCCGCCAACGCGCCGTATCCTAGAAGGTCGTCGTAGTCGTCCAGGTTCAACGTGCCGCAGGTCATGCGGCTGACCTTGACCAGCACCATCATGATGGCAACCTGCTCGGCTGCGATCGGCTGTTTGAGATAAGCCGACCACAGCTCCGCAGTGTTCTCCATGTTGATGCGCCAATCCCCATGCGTCTCACCCCTGGCACGCACGGTATCGGCCGCAGCCTGCAGCATGGCGTCAGGCGTGGGCATCGATGAACTTCTCCATCTCGGCGCGCGGGATGAACCAGCGATCGCCGAGCTTCTTTGCCGTGATCTCCTCGCGGTCGATCATGGCGTAGAGACGGTAGAGATTCTTGCGGTCGCCGCTGCCGAATAGCATCTGGCAAGCCGACCGACTATCGATCAGCAACGGCAGCTCAGTCATCGAAGCCGCCCCCGCCGCCCGGTGCGTCCAGTTCAATCACGCGCTGGATTTCCAGGGAGATGTTGCCCGTGTCCTCGTACTGCCAGCCCGAGAAACTGTATCGGCCCGGCTCCAGGGCAACCTCGAAGATGACCTTGCTGTTGCCGAAGTCGGGGCGCTTGCTGCCCGGCTCTTTCGACTCCTTGAAGAGATTAAACTTCTGCACTTTTTCGTAACGATGGGGCATTCCTAGCTCCTGTTTTCAAGTTGATGTTTACGCATGGTGTAAGCTGCGAGCAGGCGGTTGTGTTCGCTTTGCGCCTCGCGCTGGCAACGCTCGCGGTACTCTTTCACGGTCGTTGACCAGAGCTTATGTTCGGCTGTCGTGCGGTGCTTCTCGAACCCGGCAATCTGCTCGTCCACCCACGACTTCCAGTCGTTGCGCTCGTCTTCCGGCGACATGGGTATGTCGTCAGCGACAACCTTGGGCGGGTCCACCTTCGGGGGTGCAGGCTGGGGACGCGCGGCCGGGGGCAGCTCCTGTGCCGGCGTGGCACGCTGTCCGTCGTCGTCCTCTTCACCCACGATGCCGAGCATGGCGCAGAGGCCGTAGCGCCTGGCATAGGTGATGGCACTGCCCATCTTCTGCGGGTTCGCCTTGTTCTCGCACAAGAGCGGCACGCCGCCATCCTCTACGAACTCGCCCGACGTGTGGATGATGCGCGTCACCAGCCGATCAGGATCGGTGTGCGTCATCTGCATCACCGACAGATTGTGTTGACTCAGTGTCTGCCGGGCTGCTTCCAGGCACGCTGGCAGCGTGGCGTACTTTCCATAGTTCGCCTTGCCGTCGAGCGCCGGGTTCCTGATTGCCGACAGTGCTGCGACGAGATCCGCCTGCAGGTTACTGGACATATCGCAACGTCCCTTGCGGCAGCGATGCGTATATCGTGTCGTCAATCTTGACGTCATATTTCATCGGCTTGGCAAACGAACGGCCGATAACAATGCCGCTGCCAATCTCGCCGCGGTCGTCCTCTACGACGACGCGGTCCATCAACTGAAAAGATCGCTCTTCCATTTCATCCTCCAAACAATCGCGGCTTTACCGCTGTGGTTTGCGCGGCGCTCGCCGCTGTCTTCCAGCTCGCCCATGCGAGCCAGTTCAGTGACGCGCGGACGGATCGACAGGATCGATGCGCCCAGCACGTCGGCTGCTTCGTCAGCCGTCAGGCCGTCCGAATGTCGGAACGCTGCCAGCGTTGCCGCGCGTAGCGTCGGCGCCTTGCTGGCGATTGCTTCGGCCGCTGCGATGCTTGTCTCGCGATCGCGCGCACCAGGCTGTGCGGGGTAGTTCATGGCGTCACCAAGAGAAGGCCGTAAATGAACACCGCAAACAGGACGCCGCACGCCCACTCGCCGGCACTAGGCATCTGCCTGCCCCAACTGTTCCTTCGCAGTCTGCAAGGTGGTGGCAAGCGCCATCTCTTCGCGCTGCAGCTCCTGCACCCGCGGCCACTTGCCGTTGGTGAAAGCGAAGTCGTCGCCGCATTCGATCACCAGGCGCTCGCCCTGTAGCCACGTCCGCCGGTCTTCCAGCCAGCGCACGACGGCGTTCATTTCATCGCGTGTAAAATTCATTTGCTTCTCCATTTCTCCTCTGCTGCCTGCCGGTATGCCGGCGGCACGTCCTTCCACATAAAGTGTGAAAAATCCGGGGCGACGAGAGCGAACAGCTCTTCGATCGACCCCGCTGCTTTCATCAGGGCCTCGCGGGTACGGGCTACCGTCCGCATCCGCTCAAGCGCCTGATTCAAGTTCGCTTCGGACAGCTCGTCGCAGTCACGGCTGTCGAATACCCGGAAGCCTTTGCAATTTGCGTAGACGATCCGCACCGGCACGTTGTCCGAGATGCCGCGCAGATACTTCCAGTAGAGCGCGACCTGCCCGACGTGGTTGGGGTCAGGCCGCGCCGGCAATGAATTGACCAGCCAGCCGCGTTTAGCGGTGCTTGATAATGTCGGCCACTTTGTCTTGATCTCGACCACGCCCTGCGCCTCGACATCGATCTCGCCGATGAAGTCCAGCTCGACGTCGTCTAGTTGCACGGACACCCAGCGGCCATCCTCTATTTGGTTGGCACCGCGGGTGGCCTCTGCCAGACCTTCGGCTGTGTGCTTGCAGGTCAGCTCCAGCACGGTGCCGCTGATCTGCACCGCGCCTGCTTCCTTCTCTTCCTTACTGAGGGGGATGTCGTAGATGCCGTCGCGAATCACCGAGAAGCGATCGCGGTCCTGCGGGTCGTGTTCGAGGATCTCGTGTTCATCGAAAAAACTGACCGCCTTGCGGAACGCCTCGCCTTGGTCGTCACCGTTCAGCACGATGTCCTTGGCGTACTGCTCGGCGGCTTTGCCGGCGTTCATGCGACAACCCGGCGGGGCGTACAGACGCTGCGGCCGGGCGACTACTTTTTCAAAGAACTCTTTGCAGTTTGGGCGGGAGATCCCGCTCGGGCTGTGAGCTGAGAAATTGAACAGCGTGGCCCAAGCGGGTAGTTCATCAAAACCTGTCACGTCTCAGTAACCTCCGTGCTGATAGCGCACGGTTATAATTAAAAGGTTACAGAAACGTCAACTAATTATTTTTGATGGTTCCTGTCGATAGCGATGGTGCTTGCGGCGTTATGCTTTTTTAAGGGCTTGTTGCCTGCGCTCTGTCGCCAGTCGTCTCGGCTTGTAAGTATCGCCGTTCGGCTGTGGCCTTATCGCTGCTGGCTTGACGGTCGCGTTGATCACGATCTGCATTGTCTCGCCCTCGCGCAGCTCCAGGTCTAGTTGCTGTATGTTGTTCCGCGGCGGCGGCTCTTCTTCCAGACCGCCAGTCAACATCAGCGCGGTGGCGCTGCAGTCCAGCAAGCCGGCAAGCTCAAGGATCGTCGTCGCCGATGGCACGACCTCGCCTCGCTCATAACGTCGGTATGCACCTGCGCTCATGTCTAGGTGCTTGGCAACAACGGCGCCGCTCATTTTTTTGCGTTGGCGCGCCGCTCGAATGCTCTCATGTAATTCCATTTTCTATTCCTATTCTAATATTATTTTGGGATTGGTAGCTCGATCGACACCCACTCGCGATCTGCGAGAGCCGCTTCGAGGCCACCGGGCGCTTCTTCTCGCATAGATACCCATGCCTCACGCAACATTCCGACGATTTCAAGCCATCGATACAGCGATCGCCTGCTGGGTCGATAGTAGATGCTTCCGTCTTCTTCGTGTTGCGTGATCGCGTTGATCAGCACCAGCTCGTTGAGAAATTCTTGAACAACGAGGCGCGGCGTGTCTGGTATGCAACGATTCACATACTCCGCGTCGCAGTATTCGTCGTGACCCCAGGCCGCAACGACCGGCTGCAAACACAACATTAGCTTTGGTATTTGCAGACGCATACCTGCCAGCGGGTCTGTCTCCACCGACCCTAAGAACGGCGTCAGGATCACCGACCCGTAACGCTCAAGACCGCCATTTACGCCGTGCACGAACCACGCTTTTACCAACTTTCTGATCTTCGGATCTTCCAACGGATCGACGACCTGATAGTCGTCGAGTCTTACAATCTGCCCCACAGTGCCTATCCTCCTTGCTGACGAAAATTACACAAACGTGATGTAGTATGACGATTGGTGCGCGTAGCGTCAAGCAACCCCCTTGACGCCATTACTGAGAGTTATGTACGTCCGCACCATGAGACTGTCGCAATGGATAAATGAGCAGCCTGAGACGCAGCGCCAGATCGCGGTGCGGCTCGGCATCAGTCAGCCGTTCTTGTCGATGCTGTGCAGCGACAAACGTCGGCCGGGGCTTGACCTGCTAGAGCGCATCGAGGAGCTGACCGAGGGCGAGGTAACGCTTCGCGACTTTGTCGATGTTTAGTGCGGCGGTCTACATCGCACTGATCGTCGCGGTTAATTACGGCTTCAGCGTTGTGCCGTTGGTGCCCCTGCTGGGCGAGATGTTTCCACCAATGAGCTTAGCGGTGGGTCTTGTGTTTGTCGCGCGAGACTATGCTCAACGGGCTATCGGTCATCGTGTGTGGTGGGCAATGGCAGCAGCTGGGATGCTTTCCTACCTGATGGCGGACCCCTTCGTTGCCGTCGCCAGCGTCACCGCTTTCGCAATAAGCGAGGCAGCGGACTGGGGCGTTTATTCGTACACCAAAAAGCCCTTTGCCCAGCGAATACTAATTTCGAGTGTCGTTAGCACGCCGCTCGATAGCGCGGTGTTTCTGCTGATGATAGGGCATTTCAGTTGGCTGGGCTGCGCGTTGATGACAGCCGCAAAGCTGATTGGTGCCGTCGTCGTCTGGCGACTGGTAAGGCAGCGTGATGTATCTTAGCGGCAAAGCGGTGGCCGACCCGCGCATCGGCGTCATGCTGTCGTTTGGCGGCGGGGAGCGCCAGCACGGCCACGAAGTATGGGCCGCTGATAACGGCTGTTATGCGCGGCCAGACACATATAGCGATGACGGTTTTTTGTCTTGGCTTGACCGTCACAACAGAGCTGGCTGCTTGTTTGCGGTCGCGCCCGACGTCGTTGGAGATGCTGCAGGCACGCTAGACCGTGCCGCGCCGATGCTGCCAAAAATAAGGCGGCTGGGCTTTGCTGCGGCATATGTAGGCCAGGACGGCGCAACCCCTGACAGCCTGCCGTGGCCGGACTTCGATGCGCTTTTCATCGGCGGCAGCACGGAGTGGAAATTATCAGGAGCTGCGGCAGACCTGATCAGCGAGGCGCGGCGTCAGCGCAAGCACGTTCACATGGGCCGCGTAAATACCTGGCAGCGCATACGCGCCGCTGCGGTGCTTGGCTGTCACAGCGTGGACGGCACGTTCATTGCGTTTGGGCCAGATAAGAACACAGCCATCGTTGTCGATTGGCTTGATCGTTTGAACCGCCAGCCGAGTTTATTCAGTGTCTGAGCGCGAGATCCACCAGGCGATCGTGGACTGGCTACAGGTCGCGCTGCCTGACGGCTCGGTGTTCCATCACAGCCCCAATGAGGGCAGGCATAAAGTCCAGTACAGGATGCAGCAGAAGCGGCTAGGCGTGCGCGCTGGCTGGCCTGACATAGAGATATTCGTCAACCCTACCTGGTGGCGCGGAACGACGCCCTGGGCGCCCATATTCTTGGAGATCAAGACAGCCAAAGGACGACTGTCTGACAACCAGAAGCAGATGATCGGCCAGCTCACTGGCGCAGGCTGCTACGTCGCCGTGGTGCGATCGATCGATGAGGCGCGTGTCACGCTGATGCAATACGTCGAGCTGCGCGATGGGTAAGGTCGGCGACCCGCGTCCGCACCCTAACAGCGTCGTGAAGTATCGCGGCAAGGCAGGGTGGTCGGTTGAACAGTTAGCCTCGATCGCACGGCTTGACCCGTGGACGATACGCGCCTTGGAGACAGGCCGCATGAAGCTGCACGGCGGTCACGTCAACAAATTCTCGCAGATCTTTGGCGTCACGCACGAGGCAATCCTGCAGCCGTGTGTGTCGCCACGCAATCCGCAGATGAACAAGCGGCGATCGATGCGGAACCTGGCTGCTGGTCGCGGCCGCAACAAGTGGGCAGGCAAGCTGCCGGTGCCGGACAAGGCGCCGCCGCTGGTGCGTGAGCTGTACACCATGATGAACCGCGACCGCCTGATGATCAAAGACGTGGCCGAGGGCAGCGGCGTGTCGCCAAACACGATCAGCGACTGGCGGTACACGCGGTCGCCGAGCCTGCAGACCTTCGAGGCGGTGCTGAACAACATGGGCTACAAGCTCAAGATTGTGCGCCAGGACGACGACACATGAAGTACGGGTCCGTCTGTTCTGGCATCGGTGCGCCCGAAACGGCATGGTCGCAAATCAGGCCAAAACCGAAAAAAGCGTTTTTTTCAATTATTTTCGCAAATGGAATCAAATGGATAATTTTCAAAATCAAGCAAAACAGCCCGTTTTGGTCATTTCCGAAAAGTCGGCATGTTATAATAGGCTGTCGAATACGAATTTCGACTGCTCTTTAACATCGTCAATACTAGAGGAAGGAATGTCGAACAAGCGAAAGGTGGTCGCGTTCGTTGAGTCCCTTGGCGGGACCGTCGAGGACAACAGCGACAGCATGAGCCACGACTACAACATCGACGCGCCGGCTGGTTTCATTTGGTCGGGCGCCGGGCTTCACGGGATCGTAGCGTCAACGTATCGCGGGCCGTGGGGAACTAAAGACATGTGGGAAGACGCATGGGACCGCATTAAGGACGGGGTAGAACGGTGCGAGGAAATCCCGCACTGCGACATCTGCCTACCGGAAGATTAACAACCACCCGCTCGGCTTCGGTCGGGCGGGCGTCTCACTTTGGAGCGCAGCATGGGAATTTTATACGAAGTGGACAAGCTGAAATCGTGATCCCGCATGACGCCACGCTGGTCATCTCTGCGCTGGTCGAGGCCGGCGGGGAGTGCGACGTGACTGTACTCGATCGACAGGTATCGTC